CAGCGGCAACAGTTGACCGAATCCTTAATGAGGAAATAAACTTCGAACTGTATAGTGACAATGCGGTGTGTGCTAACGGTGCTATGTATCGCAAAGATGTTCGTGGATTCTTGCCTGAGTTGATGGAGAAGATCTATAAAGATCGTACCGTCTTCAAAAAGAAAATGCTTGCTGCAAAACAAGAGTATGAAAAAACTCCAACGAAGGAACTGGAAAAAGAGATTGCCAGGTGCAACAACATCCAAATGGCACGTAAGATTCAACTCAACTCTGCATATGGTGCTATTGGTAATCAGTATTTTAGGTATTATAAACTGGCAAATGCTGAAGCAATTACGATGTCAGGTCAAGTCTCGATTCGTTGGATCGAGAACAAGATGAATCAATACATCAACAAAATTCTTCAAACGGATGATGTTGATTATGTTATTGCATCTGATACTGATTCGATCTATCTTAATCTCGGTCCTTTGGTAGATAAGTTTTTCCCAGGTAGTGAAAAAACAGTTCAACTTCTAGACAAAATTTGTCAAGAAAAGTTTGAACCATTTATTGACAAGTGCTATCAAGAATTAGCAAGTTATGTCAATGCATATGATCAGAAGATGTTCATGAAGCGTGAGAACATTGCTGATCGTGGTATCTGGACCGCTAAGAAACGATATATTCTTAATGTCTGGGACAGTGAAGGTGTTCGTTATGATGAACCCAAACTGAAGATGATGGGTATTGAAGCAGTCAAGTCTTCTACACCTGCACCTTGCCGTACCATGATTAAAGATGGTCTCAAATTGATGATGAATGCAACTGAAGAAGATGTTATCGATTTTATCGAGAATTGTCGTTCTGAGTTTAAGAAACTGCCTCCAGAACAGATTGCCTTTCCCAGAACAGCATCTGATGTCCGTAAGTATCATTCTCATTCTGACATTTATGTAAAGGGAACACCGATTCATTGTCGTGGTGCTCTTCTCTATAATCACTATGTGAAAGAGAAGAAATTGACTAATAAATATTCACTTATTGGGAATGGGGAAAAGATCAGATTCGTATACCTCAAGAAACCCAATATCATACAAGAGAATGTGGTATCCTTCATTCAGGATTTTCCGCATGAACTTGGTCTTGACAAATACATTGATTATGACCTACAATTTGAGAAAAGTTTTGTCGAACCTCTAAAATCTATCCTAGATGCAATTGGATGGAATGTAGAGAAAACTGTAAACCTAGAATTATTTTTTGCCTAAATGGACCTGCCTATCACTGACAAAGAACTCGCTACTATTGTAAGTGCTCTTCGTCTTGGGGGAGATACATCTCTCTATCAAAAACTCAAAGTTGTTAAAGAAATTCGTGAGGAAAATCCTGGTGGACCTTATAAAAAAATTCTAAGGGAGGAGTATGGCATGGTCTCCTGATAAAACTTATTACTGGTGGACACCAAATGATATGAATGATGAAGAACTGGAGACAGTTCTGAATGTACTTCGTGATGAAAAACACAAGAAACTTCAGGGTAAAATTTGGTGTTGGAAAATGAACTATAGAAACAAAAAAGATTATGGACTTTCTTAAAGATATTGTAAAAGAAATCGGAGATGACTACACCAAACTCGCAGCAGACATCGACGAAACTGAAACTTATGTGGACACAGGTTCGTACATTTTTAACGGACTTGTTTCAGGGTCT